TTCTTTTTGCCGGTTGTTAAAAGATGCTTGACGCGAAGCACTGGTGTAATCGTAATTGTTTTTAGCTGTCATTATTTCTCCCACCACGGTATCCCTAGTACCTCTATTTTAGTACGCTCTAACTCCAGCCCCCACACTGTTGCAGCCGCTTGCAGCATATCCTCTATCGAATCCCCTTGGAGGGGGTGAGACTCTTCACCGTTGTAGGTTGCTACCCAAATATCATCATCATCATTATCATCATCATCATTATCATTCAAAACAAATAGTTCTAGTTTCTTCATGCTTCATTCTCCCGTTTATTCCATGCTTCTCGTGCTTTTTGTTCTGTTTGAAAGTATTCAGAGCAAGTAAAACAATTATTACAAACAACACAATTGCCTCCTTCTTCGCCAATTCCAAAATCAGACCAACCGCCGCAGAATGGGCAAGCCTTCAAGCTTTCTTGGAGGTTCTTGTTTGTTGGTTTGTTCATGCTCGTATACTCCCCGTGTACTCGAAGCAAGTACATGGCATGGCTTCCTGCTTCGTTTGTGAACAGCACATGCCCACCTTCTAGCATAATTTGGTGAACTTTCTCAGTATAACTCCCGTCCATATCCTCTGCATGGATTTCCATGTCCGTCGTTTCATGGGCAACTATGGCGCTCATTTTAATGGAAGCGAATCCAGTGGGGTAATAGTATGAAGCGCCACTCTTTAGCTTGAAAACAGGTACGCACACTTCTGCTCCTAGCAGTCTTTCCTTTGCACTATTTACTATGTGCCGCTTGATTCGCTCTTCTCTTGTCTCTTCTGTTTTATTATTCATGCTTGTTCCTCCCGCTCTTCAAGTGTTTTACCCGAGGATATGTAACGCTCTACGTTAATCAGTCCACGCTCATCAATGAACAGCTCCAAACCACTGTTAAGAATGACACGGTGTGCAGTGTCACGCTCCCTGTGCACCGTGCCGTCTTTGTACTCATACTCTCTTATCAAGTAGAGATACAACGAACCGCTAGAATTTGCCCCGTCTTCGGTTATAACAGCGGCTATCGAACTTACTACAATGTCCGCGTCTCCTGCGTACTGTAGTATCGTAGTATCCTCACCCCTTGGGCGGTATACCTTAGCGCGTATTGTTGTTACTGATTCCATAATCGTCTACTCCCTTAGCTGTTCAGCCAGTCATCATAGGTTTTTAGGGGTTGACCTGTAGAGGTGTCGTTCCCTTCACTGTCGCCAGCACAAGCCAGATAAATCTGGTACTCGCTGTTATTGGTCCCCCTGGTCTGCGTCTGCCAGTCGTTGCTATATGTTAATTCCATGGTGTTCTCCTGTGGGGCTTTCGCCCCAGTGGTTATGGTGGGTTATCGCGCTGCAATGCGCTCTTTAAACTCAATCTCTGCGTTTTCTTTGGTGTCGGCATAGTGACCCCAGAAAAAGCCGTCTTCACTGTAGCGCCACGTTACAAACTGATGTACGCCTCGGCCTAGATAGCATAGCGCGACCTTATTATAAAACGCTAATAGTTCTACGCCTTGTTTGTTCGCAAGCTCTTGAATAGTCATTCTTTGCCCCTCTTGGTTATTACTTCGTCGTATGCGTCTTGGATAACGTCATTAATCGTTTCTAATTCAAGCATCACGCAAATTTGTTCATCGGTTAGCGCTTTGGCTGCGTGTCCAGCAGTTAGCGCCTTGTTGATGTCGTAATCAAATTTCTGTAAATAAGCGTCTGTGGTTTTACTAATCATAATCAAGTTCTCCTTTGGGGCTTTCGCCCCAGTGGTTATGGTGGGTTATTCTTTTCCGGTTATTGTTATAGATTTTGATCTATTCTTTCGCCACAGCTTTATAGTTCCGTTTTGCAGTTCCTGCATTAAAACCATTGTGTGAGCGGTGGCCTCTGCTTCGCCGTATTTTTCGGCGCAGTAATCCAATAGAAAATTAGTAAGCACTAAGCGGGTTAAACTTACATCTTTGTTTCCAGTTACAGATGCAAAGTATTGCATGTTGTTCTCCTTTGGGGCTTTCGCCCCAGTCGTTATGGTGGGTTATATTGAGTCGTAAACAGATTTAATAACCACGGCGGTAATCCAGATAATAAAAATCCAGATCCCTAAGTGGCCTTTTTTCAGTGCTTTAAATAGATTCATTTATTAAGCTCTGCCTGTAACGCGTTAATTTCTTTTCCCATGGTGTTATACAAAACCATTAGGCCAGTTATCATCGCGCATTTATCAGCGTCCCTCATACTATGGGCGAGCTTCATTCCGTAACTGGCAGCGCCATCTATGCTTTCGTAGGTTGCAAAAACGGGTACGGTTTTTATCGGTTGAGTGTTCATTGGTAAAACTCCTTTTCTGGGTATTGTTTAGCCGACATAGTCGGCAGATAGAATTAATAAAAGAACGCAACAAACAGTTACACCCCAGGTTATGGTTATTGCCTTTTTAATTGTGGGCATGGCGTGTTGTCCTTTGGGGCTTTCGCCCCAGTTGGTGGGTTAGCTGTTATAGAAATAATGTCCATCTGCTTCTGTGAAATCCATCATCAAGTCTCTGGCGAATGCCTCGTAATCAATATAGTTTTGCATAAATTCCGGCACTTCATGGGCGTATAGCTCGTCGAATGTTTCCACGGCAAAATCGTAATCATTATTCCACTGGCCACGGTAGCTATCCTCTACGCTGTCGATGTTTATGCCTGCATCCATCGCAGCTTCAAATACTTCCACATCTAGGCCGCTGGCTTCGACGGCTTCTTTATACTCCCAGAAGCCATCATCAAGATCGTAATCACCTACAAAGTTGCGCGGTATGCCTTCGATGTCGGCAACGTTCCACTCTTCGCGTATCTCGCCATCATCTAGCTTTTTAGTAATACTTGTTAGCCATTCACTAATGGCTGTTAAATAATCTTCTCTGTCCATATTAGATAGATCAAAGGTTTTCCAGATCAACCGACCCGCGTTGTAGTCTGAAAGGCTGTTTAGTGTAATGTTCATTGTTAATATTTCCTTTGGTGGGTTAGTCTTGGTCTTTAACAGTGTGAAAGGGTTGGGTAGTCGCGGATGCCATAGCCGTGCAGCGCGTAATACTGGCGCTCGACGTGCTTAGTTTCAGTTACGCTAAGCTCTTCGTAGATTCCATCTTGTTTATAAAAAGCGGTTTCCTGCTTAGCAGCTATCTGATTTAATTTAGTATCAAATTGACCTTCGTCATTCTGGCCGTCTATATGATCCCAAAGGTTTACCAGTTCGTGGTATTTGCGGTCGAACTTGTACATCTTATTAACTAGGGCTTGGTTCTTTGGGTACTTGGCGTTGATGATGTTTGTCATGGTCAAAACTCCTTTGGTGGTTATGGTCCAGCCTTGCCGCTGGTCTTGCCTGCCTTTTTCCTTAGAAAGATGTATTATAACCGTTACGCCTCACGGTATACAAGCGATTAATGCTATATATTTAATAAACTGCCAAAGTGGCAGGGCTATTGGCCTTTAACCGTGGTTTAATCCGATCAAATACCAAACTAACCACTTAGCCCAACCAGGTGAGCATCTACCTGGTTGGGCTTTGTCGTTTTAGGAGGGCCGCACAAGTGCCGCCACTAGCAACATGGGACAATTAAAGAACCACCAATGGGAGACAGCCGCACAGGTATTCGTGTCGACTGGGAACAAGACTGAGGCATATAGACAGGCCGGTTATTCCACCAACATGACCGACAAAGCGATTAGCACCAAGGTTCATAGAGTATTTAATAACGGCGTGGTATTGGGGAGGGTGGCAGAATTACAAGCGGAGCAAGCAAAAGTTCACGCTGTAACCATCGAGAGCCTAACCGCAGACCTCAGAGAAGATCGGGCATTGGCTTACTCTGTAAAGAACCCAAGCGCAGCAGTTGCCGCCGTTATGGGCATGGCTAAGTTGCATGGATTTGATAAACAAATAATATCAGCCGACCTGATTAATCCACCAAGCTTGATAAATATTGCAATCATTGACAGTAAAACGGCAAAGCGTCTCAATGGTTAAAGCTAACAAAAACAACAGCTTAGACTTAACATTGGCCAAACCATTTGAGCCTTTGCTCAATCCGTGCCGGTATAAAGTGGTTTATGGTGGCAGGGGATCGGGCAAATCCTACTCAATAGCCATGCTCTTGGTGCTTGCTGCATATAAAGAACCGCTTCGCATCCTTTGCGCTCGTGAGATACAGAAAAGCATCACCGACTCAGTGCATCAACTCTTGGTTGATACCATCGACCGCCTGGGCTTGTTGGGCCACTTTGAAGTGCAAAAGACACAGATACTAGGCAAGAACGGTTCAAGGTTCTTGTTTGAAGGCTTACGGTCCAACATATCCAAAGTTAAGTCGATGGAGGGCATTGATCGGGTATGGATAGAAGAGGCTGAGAGTGTAACCAACAGCAGTTGGGATACGCTTATTCCAACCATAAGAAAGGATAACTCTGAAATATGGGTATCCTTTAACCCATTAGATGAGATGGACGCCACATACCAGCGGTTTGTTGTAGAGCCGCCCCCTGGTGCATTCGTGGTTAAGGTTAACTACGACGAGAATCCGTGGTTTCCTGAGACGTTAGAAGCTGAACGCTTACACCTTAAAGAGAAGAACGCAGCGCTATACGCTCACATCTGGGAGGGGGATTGCTACGCCAATAAGGATGGTGCTTATTATGCTGATCACATCATCAGTAAGCAGATAAGCAGCGTCCCAGTAGATAGGGCTTTACCGGTCAACACTGCATGGGATCTTGGGGTAGCAGACGCCACTGCAATATGGCTGTTTCAAGTACAGGGTAAGTCTATTCGCTTTGTAAGCTACTACGAGTCAAGCGGTGAAGGCATACAGCATTACCTCGATGAGCTAGCAGCTTACAAGGAAGAGCATGGTATCCACTGGGGGCATCACATAGCACCCCATGACATACGGGTTAGGGAGTGGAGCACAGGTCAGAGCCGACAAGAGATGGCTGCAAATCTGGGTATTAACTTCGATATAGCACCAAGCTTGCCGATTATCGACGGTATAGAGTCAGTACGAAGGCTACTGGGGTCTGCATGGTTCGATGAAGAGAACTGTAGCGCTGGCATTAGGTCGCTGCGTAACTACCGCAAAGAGTGGGACGACAAACGCCAGGCATACAAGACTAAACCATTACATGACTGGACGAGTCACTGTGCAGACGCGATGAGGTATTGCGCTGTCTCGGCTGATACATGGGAGTCACAACCCGTACAAGCATTACAACAAACACGAATGAGACTAGCGGCGTATGTTGCTGGTGATTCATCAATAGGCTATTAGATGCAAGAAGCTAACGAGTTCGACCAATACTACCAAGAGCAAGAAGTCACAGAACAGTCTGAACAGGCCGAACGTGATTTAGCAGAGCGCTTGCGGGTGTTCGGTGTACGCCTACAAGCTAAGGCAGAAGATCAGGTTAAGCGACGTTTTAGCATTGATGAGCGCTGGTTAGATGATCTGCGCCAGTTCAATGGACAGTACGACAAGGTCACAGCAGCCACACTGGCAGCGAGTGGGGGCAGTAAACTGTTCGTGAACATCACCCGTAATAAGGTGAACGCAGCAGAAGCACGACTAATAGACATCCTATTCCCAACAGATGATCGCAACTGGGGTATACAGCCCACACCAGTTCCCTATCTGTCTAAGCTATCCAAAGACCAAGACCCTGTAAGCAATGAGGATGGCAGTTCATTCGTCACAGATAAAGGCGTACAGGTACAGAACAGAGACATCGCACAAGGCGTATTAGAAGAGGCTAGAGAGCGCTCTAATGGTATGCAAGACGAAATTGAAGATCAGCTAACTGAAACCAATTATAACTCTGTAAACAGAGATATGGTCCATGATGCAGTGCTATATGGTACGGGTGTACTCAAAGGGCCAGTCATCCTTGGAAAGACACGACAGAAATGGTCCGAAGTAGTAGACGACCAAGGCCAAGTAGCACAAGTCATCGAGCTAGTGGACGATCTAAAGCCAGGTGCAGAACGTGTTGATCCGTGGGACTTCTTTCCCGATATGCAAGCACGATCAATAGATGACGCTGAGTTTATCTTTCAACGTCACTATATGAGTAAGAAGGCGCTTAGAGACTTAGCAGCTAAGCCAGGGTTCCTACGCACACAGATAGCTGAAGTATTAAAGCAAGAAGCAGATAACAGCCATACAGCTACACACCTTCAAGAAATGCAGTCTATGGCGGGTTTAACCTCACTGGATAATGGACGCTTTGAAGTGTGGGAGTATCACGGCCCAGTAGAAAAAGATGATCTTATTGCTGCTGGTGTAGATGTTGATGAAGACGATGTATTCACTGATTACAACGGTGTGGTCTGGTTCAGCGAAGGCAGAGTGCTAAAAGCAGTAATCAATCCCGCTGACACAGGTGATATGCCATACAGCGTTTTCAACTGGGAGGGTGATGACACTACGCTATTTGGTGTAGGCATTCCGTACCTAATGCGTTCAAGCCAGAAAGTATTAAACGCTACATGGCGAATGTTGATGGACAACGCAGGGCTATCAGTAGGTCCACAGACCGTGATTAACAGTCAGGTTGTGCGTCCAGCAGATGGCAACTGGCGTCTTACACCGCATAAGGTGTGGGAGCTAACAGACAAGAACGGCAATGTGAATAACGTGTTTGGATCGTTTGAGATTAACAGTCACATGACTGAGCTAATTTCTTTGTTCCAGTACGCACGTCAGATAGCCGATGAAGAGACAGCATTACCCCAGATAGCTCAAGGCGAACAGGGGTCAGCCACTGACACAGCTAGTGGTATGTCGATGTTGATGAACAGTGCGAACACCATGCTTCGACGTGTAGTGAAGAACTACGATGACGACATTACCCGTCCATTTATCAAGCGTATGTACGACTGGAATATGCAGTTCAATCCGAAAGAAGATGTAAAGGGTGACTTTAGTATTGACGCTCGCGGCACAAGCAGCCTTTTGGTCAAAGAGCAGCAAGCAGCGAATCTAATGAATCTGATGAACATTGCTGCTTCACCCTTACTAGAACCTTTAACAAACACCGCAGCGTTATACCGCAAAGTGGTGTCATCTATGCAGATCGAAGCGGATGAGATTGTAAAGTCTACCGAAGAGATCGAGCTTGAAATGCAGAAGATGCAGCAGCAGATGGAAGCTCAGCAGCAGATGATGATGCAATCCCAGCAGCAGCAAGCTCAGCAAGCGCCTACCGGCGACCCACTGGCCGAGCAGAAGCTAGCGCTAGAGCAACAGAAGATGCAGATGGACGCTCAGTTAAAAGGCGCTCAGATCCAAGCACAGGCCCAGAAGCTTCAAGTGGACCAACAGAAGATGGCGTCTGACCGAGAGCTTGAGTTGGCGAAGATGGCAGCAGAGAAGGGCATTAAGGTTAGTGAGATGCGCACAAAGCTTGGGATCGAGAAGATGAAAGTGCAAAGCAAAGATATGCTGTTCGAGAAAGAACAAGCGTTGAAGATGCAGACAGGTAGCGGCATTTAGATGCGAGTTGATGTGCATTCACCCACTTGGTTAGAAATAGCCGAGTGGACTAATAAAGAAATCAAAGCTAAGCATGAACTGCTTGAGATGACTCGATTGAGCCATGAAGACACGCAGTTCCTTCGAGGTGAGATAAGTAGTTTAAAAGCGTTACTGGCCATGCCAACGGATTTGCCGTTGCACATCGCTAGTGGCAATTACGAGTAAACACAGCGCCGCTAATTATTGCCGCCGAGGGTGTAACCGATGGATAGTAACGAAGTAGTAGATGATTTTGATTCAGCCTTTGATGAGTTTACAGAGAATGAAGAAAGCACTATAAGCGCAGCGTTAGCGCTAAAAGACACAGGGTTTGTTGAAGAAACCGAAGAGGTGGAAGCAGCAACAGAGTTGGTAGAAGCGCCAGTTGAAGAAGACATCTGGGCCGAGGCCGACGAAGGGTTAAAGAGCGAATACGATAAGCTCCGAGATAACAATGACAAGCTGTCCCACCAAGCGAAGAGTAACGCGGGACGGATTGGCGCACTACAGCGCAAGTTAAACGAATTTCAATCTACTTCACCCGCCGGTGGTACTCAACCATCCGCGACCGAAGTGGCTGAAGCCATGAAGACCCCCGAAGCTTGGGCGTCTTTTAACGAAGAGTATCCTGACATTCACGACGCGATTGAGTCCCGTCTTGAGGTGGAAAGGAGCCAAAACCAA